GCAGGTACATCCGTTGCAAGTCACGTTGACCCCTCAAGTGTTTTTATTGGTTTAAAATTTTCTATTAACAATCAATGGTTTTATAGTACCGAAGATGATTGTGTTTTACTATATACTTTAAGCAGTAGCGACCCAAACGATTCTTTATTAGAATCAGGTGAGGATTGGTTAGCACATAAAAATGATTTATTATACAAGGCATCAAGATATTTTGATAGCTATGTTGATGCTTCGCTACCTCAAAGGATGCACAAGAATAGTGAAGGGGAATATCCTTATCTTGTAATTAGAACTACTGCACAGATATGTGCTTATTTTTTAATTTCAGCACACGACCCTGAAAACGAAGATGCTTTAAGATTAAAAGAAGAATATGAAGATATCCTTGACAAATTGGTCAATGGTCAGTTAAAGCTTGATTATGAAAAGTCATCTGATTCAGCTAAAGGTGTTTTAACGGAGTTATTTTCTTTAAGCTCAACCACTTTAAAACCTTTAGATATTATCGGTACATACACAGGTAGTAATTATGATAAAATATTAATAAAAATTACAACTGGTGGAGGTGTTTCTCAAGCAAAATTTACAAGTTGGGTTGCAAGTGATGACAATCTTGGAGCAGGATTGGCATTTGCAAGTACAAGCACTATATATGTACAAGATGAACTTATAAATGGACAATATCAAAATTTCGCATCAGGGTTGTATGTTAGGTTTGGCTGTTCAACTACCGTACCTGCAGGTTCAGGAGGAGCTACAACAGGATATGTTACAGGAACTACAACAGCAGGAGATGCTTATCAAGTAGAAGTATTTCCAAGAGGTTCAGAAATAGATGATGCTCGTGGAATTAAATCGGCACGATTAACGAGAGCTTAATGGCTGTTACTTTTACAAATAATTTTAAAAACATACTCGATAAATTGCAAAGTATATTGAGAGAAGAATTTGGTAATACTTTGCCTGTATATGTAGGCGAAGATAATAAAAAGGCTGGTAGTCAGTATCTAAGACTTGACCCAGTAGGTAGTGAATTAGTTGAATATAATGTTAATGCTGAACTTCGTGAGTTTACGATTAATTTCTTTTTGTATTTCGGTGACAAATCTGATAGCAGAACGAAATTGGATGCTGTATTACGATTGGTTTCGAGGATTGAAGCACTTATTCACGATAATGTTTCTTTGACACTATCTGATTCATCAAGTTTATTTAACAACAGATTTGAAACTACAACATTGGATGCAATAGAGGATTCAGAGAATTATGTCGTTCAATTTGTATTTCAAGGACAACATTTAGGAAATATGGGGTAACATGAAGGTTAAATTAAAAGATGGTCGTATGGATGAGTATAATGGATTATTTCGTAAGCAAGTTAAAGCATTAAATAGAGGTGAAGTTGTAGAGGTTGATAAAATACCTGTGGATGCTAAACCTTATTTGATTGAGGTAAAAGAAAAACAAAATAAACAAGAGAAAGGAGCTAAATAATGGCAATAAGTTCAGTAGCATTTAGTCCTAAAGAATTTAGAGTAGCTGTCCAAGCTCAAACAGCTTTAGGAACTGCTCTAACAGATGGTATGCAAGAATTAAATGTAGATTCTATTACTCATGGTACATTAGGTGGTGTAAATAATTATGAATTAAAGTCAGGTGGTGGTAGAATATTGCAAGATGAGCATTATTTCCATCAAAATAGCGACTTTATTTCAGAGATAACTATATCAGGTATATATAGTACAGAGTTTGCGATGTTAATAGAAAATATAACAGGAGCTACTTCTGAAGCTTTTACTGTTGCTTCTAATTATGAACCATCAGCAAATATAAAAACAGGTGCAACTTTAACTGCTGGTAATAGTGAGCTTTTAACTTTAGCAGTTTTACCACCAAAGGCAGGGGCAACTACTCCAAGTTCAACTGATGGTATAGTTTATAAAGATTGCGTTGTAACTGCATTTAGTTGGAATGGTGATATGGGTACAAATGGTGGGTTAGTTACATTTTCAGCTACTTTAAAAACATATAGTCCTGTCGCATTAGAACAAGATGCTGATTCATTTACTATTGCAGCTTATGAATTATCAGCAGCACAAACAATTACTATGAGTGATTGGCAGACACCAGCAAATAGAGTTATTTGTGGACAAGCAGATGTAATGCCTACCTCTTTTACTATGAATTTAGAAAATGATGCAGTATTCTTAGGTAGAGGAGCGAGTGGTGTCTGTGAAGTTATTGGTAGAGGAGCAGAATTTTCTGCAACAGCAGATATTAGTGTTAAATATGACGATGAAAGTGCTGATTTACTTAATTTATTTCAATCTGCTACTTCAGCAGCAAGTACAGGTAACACTATTATGTCTAATGCTTCTACTCCAGCGACAGGTGCAAGTTGGGGATTTCAATTTCCTCAATCTGTATTTACAAGTGTGGCTTTATCTGAAGGAGATATTATGGGAATAGATGTTTCGGTTAAAATGGTAGGTTATGGTAATGGTACATCTACAACTTGTTTAACTATAGCTGATTAATATGATAAAAACCCTTAGCACAAAAAAAGAAGTGACATTAAAAGAGATGTCAATAGATGACATGGATTTTTGTAATGACTTACAGCACATTTGTCAAGAACCTGATGGTGGTATTTCTATTTATGGATTAAATAAATCTAATACTGCATGGATTAGACGAGGTGTTGAAGAAAGTGATGATAAATTCATTAAAGCACTTACGGAAACTGAAAAGATAGAGTTAGTTGCCTTAGTTAAAAAACATAACACTTTGGGGGAGTAGCAAGTGTTGAATTGGCGATGAATGTTCATTTGTCGTCAATTTGTAATGGTTGTAGTTATCACGAGTTTCCCTACAAGGCAACTCCACCAATTTCAGGTCAAGGGGAAAAGTTATTTAAATCTAAGGATGATGTCAATGTTATCATAGGACAGCTAATCGATGAAGCAGAAGAATGGAATAAAAAGGGAAAGAATTTTGATGTCGCTCTTAGCGTTACCAAACAGCTTCCCTTTTTTTGTTGTTCAAATATAATTTTAAACAAAGAAAGTCAAAAAGCAATACAAAGATATGTATATTGTAATGAAACAGGAACACAAGCATATAATGGTTCGTATGGTGAGCAACCTTATAAATGGTTGCAACAATACTTTATTCTCAAACAAGCATTTGCTCAAAAAGAAAAGGCACAGATAGATGGCAGAAGGAAAGATTAGAGTAAAGTTTGAAGAAAAAGATAGCAAGGTGCTTATAGATGCTATTAAATCTTTAAATCGTGAAACAAAAAAGCTTACAGGAGAAACGAACAGAAACACTAAAGCTTCTAAAAAGCTGGGAAATCAACAAAGAAATACTGCAAAAGAAACAGACAAATCTAATAAGAGTTTTTTTAAGTTAGGTGGAACATTATCTGTACTTAGGTCAAAACTTCTTTTAGCTGCTTTTGCTTTTAAACAGTTTCAGATAATGAAAGATATCGGCACAAGGGGAGTTACTCTTGCTGCAAACTTTGAAGCTTTAGAAACAAGATTAGTTTCAATGACAGGTAGTGTATCAAAAGCATCAGAAATGATGAAAGAATTTAGAGATATTGCTGCAACTACTCCTTTTGGAGTTCAAGATATTGTCGAAGCAGGTGTTCAATTAAGAGCCTTTGGTGTTGATGCACAAGAAATGATTAAGCCTGTTGCTGACCTTGCTGCATTTATGGGAACAACTGCAACAGAAGCTGCAAGTGCATTAGGTCGTGCTTTTGCAGGTGGTGCAGGTGCAGCAGATATACTTAGAGAGCGTGGTATTTTACAGCTAATTAAAGATACACAGGGTATTACAGATTTATCTAAGACAACATTACCTGAGTTTAGAGAAGCATTACAAAATGCCTTAACTGACCCAACAGCAGGTATAGCAGGAGCAACAACCAAGCTTTCAAAAACAACTGTTGGTGCATTTTCCAATATGAAGGATGCTTTAGATAATTTATTAGCTAAACAAGCAGAAGTTACTGGATTAAAGGATGCTTTAACTTCTTTAGCAAGAACAATAACAGATTCAGCTAATAAGATGACTAAAAGCTTAGATGAACCATTTAGGTTAGCCAGTAGTGCTGATTTAATAGCAGAATCTCAAAGAATTATGAGATTAGAATTAACGGAGTTTTCTAAAGCTATAAGTGATAATAAGGGAAATATTGATTTTTTAGTGCAAACAGCTAAAGCTTTAAATCAAGAAGCAGGTGAAGTTAAAATTGGATTTACCCAAGATGATTCTAATGAAATAGATACATTAAATAATAAAATTGCTATACTTGGTTCTTTGCTTGATGGTTTAGGTATAGACATTTCATCAGCATCAGAAAGATATGATATTATGGAGAACATTATATCTAAATTGAATAAAACTTATGCTGAAGGAAATTCTTTAACATCTGCCTTTGTTTTTGGTAAGAAAAAAGAAAATAAGGAAATAGAAAATACTATTCATTCATATAGATTTTTTAATCAAGAAGCTGAAACACTATTAAATGATTTTTACACAAAACGACATGAAATTCAAGTTGGAAATCAAGCTATAGAACAAGCAAGATTAGAACAGGCTGCTATTGATACTATTGACAATGAAACAGCTTTACAACAAGCATTATTGGATATTCAAAAGCATTTTGACGATAAAACTGAGAAGCAAGAAAAGAGAGCAAAGTCAAGACTATTATCTAATTCTGCTGAAACGATGGCTCAACTTCTTGGTTTGAATCAAAAAAATATGAAGCACGTAGCAAGATTACAAGCTGTAGCTGGTTTAGTAGATGCTTATTCGGCTGCTCAATCTCAATTTGCTTTAGTATCTAAAACTTTACCACCACCTTTTCCTCAAATTGCTTACGCTACTGCAATAGCACAAGGTATCGCACAAGCACAGCAAATAACTAAAGCAGCAGGTACACCAATCTTTGAACAAGGTGGATTAGTTGGTGGTAAACGACACTCACAGGGTGGAACTATAATTGAAGCAGAACGAGGTGAATTTGTTATGAGCCGAAATGCTGTGTCTGCTATTGGTGTTGAGAATTTAAATAAAATGAATGAAGGACAAGGTGGTACTAATAATATAAGTATAAATATAAATGGTGGTATGATAAGTCCTGATTTCGTAGAAAACGAATTAGCAGAATCTATTAGAGAAGCAGTAAGGCGAGGTGCAGACTTTGGCATTTCTTAATGACATAAAGAGTAAACATTTATCTAATTTTGTATTAGTTACTATTAGCCAAAACACTCCTATGGACATTCCTTTAGGTACTTGCGTTTTTGGAGATATAAATAATCCTCAATCATTAGAAACTTCTTTTGAAGCTTGTCAAAATCAATATGGAGGATTATGGACACCTTACTCAAGACCTATATCATATAGGATTTCTACCAAAAACATTACTTTTGACGGAGAATATTACAAACCAGTATTACTTAATATCCCTTCGATTTCTGAATCTTTGGATATAGAACAACGAAAATACAAAATATCGTCTGTAAGCCTAAATATAAGCGATTACGAGCATAATGGTATAAGGTTTTCTGATACTTTAAACACTATAATTAATAGTGAGGTAAATATTTATTTTTCATCACCATCGTGTTCGAATTTAGACGATTGTTATTTAGCTGGAACATATATTGTTCGCTCATTTTCTCAAGATGAAGATAAAGTTAATTTAAATTGTGAAGATATATCTCAAGATAAATTACATAAAGATTTGCCTTTACAGAGCTTACCTGATTCTGAAAATATTTTAGAAAAGTATAGAAACAAACCTATACCAATGGTTTTTGGTTATGTAGATAGAAGTCCTTGTGTATTAAATACATTGGGAGTAGAAAGATTAATTGTTTCTGACTACAATCCTGATGATAACTTTGCTTATAGTAGTGAACAGATTTCTATAGGAGGTGGTACTGATTATCAAAATTCTCCTTTATATATATACGAAAATGAAGCTTATGTTAATATTGCAAATAAAAAACCTGATTCAAACTCACAGCAGTTAAGTAATAATGGAACAGATAATTTTACAGAAGATACAGGTTTTATTACCTTAGAATCCAATATCGAAGGTAATGATACAATTAATGAAAATTTAAGAATTATCTCAGTTAGAAAACCTACATCCGTTAATGCCATAATTATATCTAATCAAGGTTCGGATTACGATGGTGAAGCTTATTTTAAAGCTTTTAATATGAATAATGCTAAAAACAATGTAAATACCTATGCTTTGTTATCAGGCAATACGGAAGCTCCTCAAACAGAAGATGATGAATTATTTGGCTCTATTGACCCTCGTTTATCACAAGAAGATGATTATTATTCAATGTCTTTTATTGTAAAATTTGAAGATGTTTCAAACATTAACACTTCCGATATAGTGTTAAATGACGATGGAGAAGCTGTAGATGATTTCACATGGATATATTATAAGTTTAGAAACCAACCTGATAATAATAATAACTCTGTTAATCCAACTTGGAGTATAGCTGTAGATGCTACAACTCCGTTTGATGCTCTTTTTAGTAGTGAAGCTTCTTTATTAAATTCAATAAATGGAGCAAGTGACCCAGTAGTAGCAAATAATTTTAGTATTACAGATGCTGGGAAAAGAGTGAAAATAGGTTACTTAACACAATCTAATCCAGCTATGGATGAGTTAGTTTATTGTAAAGCAAAACTTTATTATATATTCTTAATTCATTCTGCTGTAATTAAAGGTATAGAAAAATATACCTTTTTCACAAACACAGTTGGAAGAAAGGGAGTAAGTGCAAATTCTCAGGACATTTTCAGCGAAATACTTATTAGTGAATTAAACTTTAATCCAACCTTAATACAATCCCAAATTTCAGATGTAGAACTTGGTCAATACGCTTTTACTGTTGATAAAAAAATAAATTCTAAGAAGTTAATTGAGGAACTTAGTAAAAGCACACCATTGTTTCCTTATTTTAAAAATAATGAGTTTAAAGTAAAAAGCATAAAAACCTCTTATAATAATTCTGATAAGGTTATTAAAGCTAAAGATGTAATTAATTATAAATTTGACCGAACAAAATTAGAAAAAGTATATACTAAAGTAAATGTGCGATATAATTATGATTATGGGTTAAATGATTATACGAATGAAACTGATTACATGACACCTGATTCATTGATTTCTATAGATGACAATTATTCTATTGATTTTTTTGGACAAAACTTTGACCAAGAATTTGTATTTGAATCTAAATATATAAGGCATCAAGAAACTGCTGAAAATCTTGCTAAATACTTAACAGGTTTACACGCAAATCAACATAATTTAATTACTTTAACATTACCACTAAATTATTTGAATTTAGAGCTTGGTGATATTGTTGAGATTGACCAATTAATTCAAGGTAGAAAATTATTCGGAGAAGATTATACAAATAATATATCAAGAAATGGTCAGCTTATTTATAAATACTTTTTTATTGAAAGAATAAAAAAATCATTAGATAAAGTAGAAGTAAAATTATATCAGCTACATGATTTTAATTTTGAAAATGCAATAGTATATGGTTGTACAAATATAAGTGCAAATAATTATAATCCGTCAGCAAACACAGATGATGGAAGCTGCACTTTTCCTGAAGCAGTAGAAGGCTGTACTTATCAAGATGCTTTAAATTTTGATGAAAACGCTAATGTTAATAATAATACTTGTGTTTTTCCACAATTTATATTACCTCCTGAAATAACTACACCTGAAGATGAAACAATATTTCAAACTGAAGAAACAGCAGGAGAAGAAGAAACTTTAGGTGACAATTTAATTATCTTACCTGAAAAAAATTCAACTTTTGATGAAAATACATCTCCTGTTGATAATTTTCATGTTCAAAACATGGAAAATGGTGACTATATAACTGGTAGTTATAATACAAATACTGTAATGATATTAGTTAATTACGAACCTGATGAAGGAGCTATAGAGGAAAATCCCCAATTACAGGGTTTGCTTAGTTCACCGTCAGCATGGCTACAAGTAAAAGTTCAAAATTTGATGACAAATGAAGTTGGTGATGTTGTTTTTGCACAGCTTATGGATTATAATTATGAAGAAAATAGTGCTGCGTGGTTTCTCAAGGTTATGTCGCAAGATGACCCTGCTTCTAATTTACCAATCGGTATAGGTGATATACTCCTTCTTTCTTATAAAGGTATTGAAAATTCAGGTTGGAAACCTGCTTGGGAATATTTACAATGGGATTCAGCAGTTAATAGTATTAGTCTATGGGGTTTTCAAAGTGGTGTAGAATATTTAACTCCAGCCATATCTCAGGAAACTGCTCAATTTATGTCTTTGCATTTTACGCAAAATTATACTCAAGGTACTACATATAGACTTCAGTTTAATTATAGATTAAAAGAACCAGTATGGGCAAATTATGATGTTAAGTTTAGACTTTGGGATGCAGAAAGTGACACAACAGAAATAATGCCTATACATCAAACACCTTCTATTCCTTCTACAGAATGGCAACAATACTCTGATACGCTTATCGCACAAGATTCGGGTAATTACATTCAGTTGTTTATAGATATAGTTAGAACTGATTCTGAAAATACTGCTCTTACAGATTATCTTATAATAGACAATATTACTTTAAAAGAAGTAACTCAACACGCAAGTGAAGGAGGTTTAATCTACCCAACAACAAATATAAATTGGAATTTATCAGATAACTTAACTCAACCTATATCAGAGTTAAATATAACTCCTACTGGTAATTATGAAATAGAAATAACTGACCCTGAAGAAAATATAATACATTCTGTTCAAGATATATCAAGTGGAGTTAGTAGTATGAGTTTAGATTTTGATGCAGTTAATCTTCCTCAGAATATATTATTAAAGTTAATTGTAAGAGCTAAATCAAGTTTTCAATATAATGGAAATTACGTATTTGATTCAACAGAGGGTGGAATACCTTTTGTAGATTCAAGTCCAATATATTTTTCTTGGGGTGAACCTGAAGGTGGTTTTTTATCAGGAGAAGATATAGGAGTAGGATTTGGTGATGTTAATTTTGATGGTATAGTAAATGTTGTAGACATTTTAATGATAATGGGTCATATTTTAGGTACTCAGGAGCAATTAGAAGGACAAGCTCTTATAAATGCAGACATTGTTGATGATGGTGTTATAAATGTTACAGATGTTGTTAATCTTATATCACTAATTCTTGGAGATTAATTATGCTTAAATATGGAAAAGGATTATGTGAATTAAATTTTCACGAACCAATTAAATCTATAAAGATAGTATATAAAGGTAATGTTTATTTAAGCCATAAACATTTTGAAATAACTCACATATTTCAAGAAACAAATTCTATGTATGCAAAAAACAGAAATTCTAAATCATTAATATTGCATGGAAATAATCAAATACATATTGGTTATAAAAATAATGAAGAAAGTAGTTTAGAGTTATTTAAATATGTTGGTGAATTTAAAATAGTTTCTGTGTTAGTAAACAATAAAGAAACTAAGTTTAATTTATTTGGTGTAGATTATTGGAATCTTATTAAGTCTAAATATGATAACGCAGGAAAGCCTGAAAAATATAATAATAATTACAGAGTTGGCTATATACCAAAGAAGGGCAGACGTAAAGTTTTAGGTGCTAAAGTCAGGAATGGTTCAACAGGTAAAAAAACAACAGAAGGTAGAGGGTATTAATGGGTTATAATCGTGTTAGAACTCCAAAGTTTTATATTGATGCTATATTATTAGCTCGTCAATTAGGACATATTGAATCTGAAAACGCAGAAGGTTTTTTCTATTTAAATCCTGTACAATCTAAAGCAGTTGAAAGACCTGATAGTAATACAAAAAATATATCTTTATCTTTTACATCTCGAAGGTATGTAAATTCATTAACTCACGCATTTATCTTAGGTCATAATCAAGTTACTGCAAATGTTTATAGTAGATTTAAGCCGAATATGTCAAGTACTGCTGAAGAAGTTTCTACAAATGGTTGGACTAAGTTTAATTTAAATCAATTATCAGATACAGAATTAACAGGGATTACTTATGAATTAGTATTTCAAGACGAAGATATTGCTTTTGTAAA